CGAATAGGAGGACTTCCGCCTAGTGATCCTGCTCGACTTTCACTTCTCCTTTGGCTATGCGTTTTTACGACGTGGCCGACCAACTCACGTTCAGGCAACAGAGTACCTAAGGTCGTCCCTATCCGTCCAACGCAGCGCATTTTCTTTAGAAGACTTTTAATAATGGGGCCTGAGTCAGCTAATGCAGTACCACGACATCCTAGGTACTGCGCCGGGACTCCGGACCGCGGTTGTCAGCCACGTAGCGCCTGTCAGCCAGACCCCAAAATCTACTAATCTAATATACTAATCCACTACGAAGCTCTGGTAGGTTCGCAGTTCGCAAAGCCGCCGGTTCGGCTTCCGCCTCACATTCTTTCACGTCATCGACAGTTGTTCCCCCGGCGATAATAGGCAGAGCGCCCGCAATGGTATGCGGTCCGCTGCGCCATTCCGCCCGACCTAACCAACATGTCGGTACACCAACTTCTCTTCGTCCCTCACTCCAACCCAGTCAGTCCCCAAGTAGGGCGCAAAGTCCTTGCGATCATTACGGCTAATGACGCAGCCACGGTGTAGACTATATTCTGGGTGATCGCGTTTGATCGTATCTGGAGTCCAACCATCACTAACCCAATCGTAGGGTTTCAGGTCGTACTGCATACGTTCGAAAACGCTTTTCACCCAGAGTCGTCTGACTATGACTGGTCCCCGACTGATGCGGACAGGCGCAGGCGCCAGAGGTGTGGTTTCTTTTCTGGGACGTTCCGGCCGGTACGGAACGCCGTCCCATTTCTTCTTGTACTCTGAAATGGCCGCCTTCTCGGCAAGCACCACTTCAGCATCTGTCTCGTCGTCAATAACGGGTCCATATGTATACTCAAGTTCACGATACGTCGGTGGTTTCTCCGTCTCCGCTTGTTTGGAGATCGCCAGAGACCGAAACCAACGTTTCTTGAAGAGCATCTTATGGAACCGCCTCGGAATAGACAGGAGATTTGGCGGTCCACATTTCTCCAACACACGTCTAACGAGGTAATGAGTCAGTATGAAG